GGATCCGACTGCCTGATGAACCCCCGGCTCGCGCGCACGATCTGCCGCAAGCATCGCTCCGCCGCTTAAACGACGCGCGAGCCGGGACTCTCACCATGATTCTCTACCTCGACACCGAGACTTTCTCCACGGTCCCGATCGACCGCGGCCTCGCGAAGTACGCGACGCAAGTCGAAGTCATGATCGTGACCTACGCGATCGACGACGGTCCCGTGCAGACATGGGACGTCACCGATCATCGCGTGACGGCCAATGCGCAAGCCGCCGGCTTGGCCCTTGCCGCAGAGCAATGCGATCGGGTTGTGGCGCACAACGCGCAGTTCGATCGCACCGTCATCCAGGCGTCCATGCCGTCCCTCGCCAAAAGGCTCGAGGGCAAGTGGTATTGCACCATGGCCGCGTGCCTCCGCCACGGGCTGCCGGGCGGGCTCGAAAGGCTCTCGACGATCTTCAAGCTCGACGATTCCAAGTCGAAGAAAAAGGGCCGCGAGTACATCAATCTGTTCTGCAAGCCGAACAAGAATGGCACGCGCAACACGCGCGAGACGCACCCCGTCGAGTGGAAGGGCTTTCTGGCATACGCTGCCGACGACATCGAAGCCATGCGCGAGGTCTACCGCAAGGTGCCGAAGTGGAACGACTCCGACTTCGAGCTCGACCTGTGGGATCTTGACCAGCGCATCAACCAACGCGGTATCGCCGTGGACGTACCGTTCGCCGCGGCTGCCGTGCGCGCGACCGACGCGGAGCAGAAACGCCTCGCGAAGCGCACGCAGGAATTGACAGAGGACAATGTCCTGCGCGCGACGCAGCGCGACAAGCTGCTGGCGTTCTTGTTTGTCGAGCATGGCGTGTCGCTGCCGGATCTCAAGGCGGACACGATCGAGCGCCGGCTGGACGATCCCGAATTACCGGAGTACGCGAAGGAATTGCTCCGGCTGCGCCAGTCGGCCAGCAAGTCGTCCACCAGCAAATACAAGCGCCTGTTGAACCTCGAGGTCGCCGGCCGCCTGTACTATCTGCTGCAGTATTGCGGCGCGCTCCGCACGGGGCGCTGGGCCGGTCGGAATTTCCAGCCGCAGAACCTCAAGCGCCCCTCCCTCAAGTTCGACCAGATCGAGGCGGCGATCGAGGCAGTGCTGGCCGGCGCCGAAACCCTCGTGCTGGACGACATCATGGAAGCCATGAGCAGCGCGATCCGCTCGGCGCTGATCGCCGGTCCCGGCAAAAAGCTGGTGGTCAGCGACTTGGCCAACATCGAGGGACGCGGCCTCGCATGGCTTGGCGACGAGGAATGGAAGCTCCAGGCATTCCGCGACTTCGACGCCGGCACGGGCCCGGACCTGTATAAGCTGGCCTATGCGCGCGCTTTCGGCATCGACCCGCTCGACGTCGGAGACGACAGCCTCGAGCGCCAGATCGGCAAGGTCATGGAGTTGGCGCTCGGCTACGAGGGCGGAGTCGGGGCGTTCGTGGCCATGGCCGCGGCCTATGGCATGGATCTCGAGGAACTTGCGCGCCGCGCCCTGCCGACCATCCCCAAGGCGACCTTGCTCGACGCGCAGGGGACGTGGCGCTGGGCGAACAAGCACAGCCGCACCTACGGGCTGTCCGAGGACGTCTACGTGGCGTGTGAGGCACTTAAACGGCTCTGGCGCGACGCGCACCCCGAGACGGTGTCGCTATGGGCCCAAGCCGAGAACGCAGCGCGCAGCGCCATCCTGAACCCGGGCAACGTGTTCCATGCAGGGCGCCTCCAGTTCGACCGCAAGGGCGCGTGGCTGCGGATGCGGCTGCCGTCCGGGCGGTTCCTGCTGTACCCGAATCCGAAGCTGGAGGGCAGCCAACAGCAGATTCACTACGCCGCCTGGAACGTCTATACGAAGTCGTGGCGTCACGAGCCGACATACAGCGGCAAACTGATCGAGAACGCTACGCAGGGGCTCGCCCGGGACGTCATGGCGTACGGCATGGTGGGCGCCGAGCGCGCCGGCTATCCGATCGTGCTGACGGTCCACGACGAGCTCGACACCGAGACGCCGGACAGCCCGGCATTCAACGCGGAGACTCTGAGCAACGTGCTGGCCACGACGCCGGAATGGGCGCCGGGCCTGCCGCTCGCCGCGAAGGGCTACGAATCAAAGAGGTACCGGAAGTGAAAGCTGCACTCATTGGTGACGCGCCACTCGCGGAGCGCAAAGAGCGCAAGGTCTGCGAGGCCGACGTCGAGGAATACCTTGTCAAGGAAGTGGCCAAGCGCGGGGGCGTCGCGGAGAAATTCTCGAGCCCGAACCGCGCCAGCGTGCCGGATCGGATTGTCTCGTGGCCGGTAACGACGTTTGACGTTGGCTACGCCATTCCCGCGTGGGTCGAGTTTGTAGAGTGCAAGGCGCCGGGAAAAGCGCCGACCGCTGCGCAGGCACGCGATCATGAACGACGTCGCGCGATGGGCTTCCGCGTGTATGTCTTGGATTCCTACGAAGCCGTCGACAAATACCTGGAGAGCAACCTCAAATGAAAATCGACCCCCTCGCCATCCCCGAGCCAACCCCCGGGCGCCGATCGCGCCGGCCGCGTGACGACGAGCCCAAGGCGGACGACAAGCCGCAGCGCAAGTGGAAAGAGCCCGAGGGCTTTTTCCAGGGCGCGCGGGTGAAGCGGCGATGAGAACCCCACGCGAAAAGTACCAAAACGACCCGGCGTACAAGGCGTTGGTGGATATGATGGAAGCGTTCATTCGACGCGCAGAGTTCACGCCGTCTGAAATGCGCGAAGCCGCCATGCTGGCGTCGATAAATTACGAGGTGGTGCACCTTCGGGGACAGTTCATCCCGCAACGCGTGGAGGACGCCTTGGACATTTTGACAGGGTTCCAAAATACCGACTCGAGGCGTCGGTTGTGACCAACCCGCCCTTCATGCCCGAGAAGGACAAGCCGCCATTCCACCTTCGCCCGTGGACCGCGGACGAGCTCGAGCAAGCCAAGCGGATGCGCGAGGCGCACGAGCGGCTGTGCCCGCAGACTCCGGTGCTGGAGCCGAAATGCGAGTCCTGATTGCGTGCGAAGAAAGTGGCACCGTGAGGCAAATGTTTCGCGCGCGTGGCCATTCCGCATTCTCGTGCGACCTGTTGCCAGCGCGCGATGGCAGTGTCGACCACTTCGAGGCGGACGCGCTTGAAGTGGCGTACGCGGGGCATTGGGACCTGATGATTGCGCACCCGCCCTGCGATCATCTGGCAGTCAGTGGGGCGCGCTGGTTCCCCGAGAAGCGCGCGGATGGGCGCCAGCAGGCAGCGCTGCAGTTCGTGCGCGACCTGATGGCGGCGCCGATCCCGCGCATCTGCGTCGAAAACCCGGTGAGCATTATCTCGAGCGAGATTCGCAAGCCGGACCAGATCATCCAGCCGTGGCAGTTCTGGCACCTTGGCGAGCCCGGGAAGGGCGAAATCAAAGCGACGTGCCTCTGGCTCAAGAATCTGCCGAAGTTGAAGCCGACGACGCCGGACGAGACGGGCCGCCATCCGGCGTGCTGGCTGATGGGCCCGAGCCCGACGCGCAAGCGCGATCGGTCCACCACTTACCGCGGCATCGCGGATGCGATGGCTCGCCAATGGGGGGTATACCATGACGACGTACTTTGAGCACAACGCGGGCAGCAAAGAGCCCTTCGAGCCGCGGCGACAGGATGTGGTCGAATGGCCCGGTATTGTGGCCACTCACGTCCGGCTGACCCCGGAGGAAGCCGAGCGCTACCGGACTCAGCGTGACGTCCCGAGCGACCTGTTTCAGCGCGTAGCGGTGATAGAGGACAAATGAGTCGGAGCTTCACACCGCACGAGTATCAGAAGCTCGCGATCGACTTTCTGGTCGAGCAAGAGCGCTGCGCGCTGTTCGCCGGCATGGGCCTCGGCAAGACGGTCAGTACGTTGACCGTGGCCGAGCTCCTGATCGCCACGGGGACGTCCGACCCGATCCTCGTGCTCGGCCCGAAGCGCGTCGCGCATGGCACTTGGCCGAAGGAAATCCAGAAGTGGGACCACCTGAAACACCTGGAAATCAGCGTTGTGGCCGGCAACCCGACGCAGCGGCGCAACGCGCTCCGGAAACCTGCGCATATATACACCTGTAATTATGAACAGTTACCTTGGCTCGTGGCCACCTTCGAGGGGCGCCCGTGGCCCTTCAAGATTGTCGTCTCGGATGAGAGCACCCGGCTCAAGGGGTATCGCGTAGGGCAGGGAGGGCAGCGCACGAGGGCGCTGGCGACGCGCGCCCGGGAAACCGAGCGCTGGGTCAACCTGACCGGCACTCCCGCCCCAAACGGGCTCAAGGACCTTTGGGGGCAATTCTGGTTCCTCGACTTCGGACAGCGCTTGGGGCGCAAATACGACGCGTTCATGGAGCGCTGGTTCCGGACCGACTACGACGGGTACGGTGTCAAGCCGCTGCCGCACGCGCAGAAGGAAATCTACGCGGCCATCAGCGACATTACCATGTCGATCCGCCCCGAGGACTGGTTCGACCTCGAGCAACCAATCGAGCGCACCGTGCGCGTCACCATGCCGCCCAAGGCGGCCGCGGGGTACCGGGAGCTTGAAATCGAAATGTTCACGCAGCTGGCGTGCGGCACTGAAATCGAAGTGTTCAATGCTGCCGCACTCACAAATAAGTGCCTGCAGTTCGCCAACGGCGCCGCCTACTCTGAGCATCCCGCCTGGGTTTCCATTCACGATGAGAAGTTGGAAGCCCTCGAGAGCATCGTGCAAGAGGCAGCGGGAGCCCCGCTACTCGTGGCCTATGAATTCGTGAGTGACCGGGAGCGGATCCTCAAGCACTTCAAGGGGTCGGTCGACATATCCAAGCCGGCCGGCTTCGAGGCGTTCATGAACGGCAAGGCAACCATGGGCGTCGCGCACCCGAAGTCGATGGGCCACGGGATCGACGGGCTGCAGGACGTGTGCAATATGCTCGTGTACTTCGGCCATGGCTGGGACCTCGAGCTCCGCCAACAGATGCTCGAGCGTATCGGCCCGGTGCGCCAGAAGCAGAGCGGGTTGAATCGGCCGGTATGGGTCTGGTCGATCGTCACCGACGACACGCTGGATGACGTCGTCATTGAGCGCCACAAGGGCAAGCGGTCCACCCAGGACTTGCTGCTCGAAGCAATGCGGAGGGCAAGCCATGAGTGAGCCATGCTGCGCGCAAGGCCATGTACTGACCGCAGCCGATAGATTGAAGTGGCGACAACGCGAGGCAGAAATCGAGCGCCTTATCGCCGAGAACGCGGCGCTGCGCAAGGACGCGGAGGCCCGTTCGCTTTACGACCGAACGGCGGCGGCGCAAGGATTCACTAATGCTCCGCACTGGAACGAGCTAGCCGAGGAAACGCGGCAAATGTACCGCGATGAGCGGGCCAAGCGTGACGCAGCAATGGAGCAGAGCCATGACAAATGACAGGACGCTTGCTGACGCACTAAGAAACGCAAACAGACTGCGCGGTGAATTGCCGTTGCTGATCCAGCCAAGTGCCAGCGACTACGACATAGTGACGCTGGCCGACGAGATCGAATCCCTGCGCTCGCGGCTGGCCGACGCAGAACGTGAGGCGCGTGTATTGGTAGTCGCAATGGCCGACCAGTTCGGCGCACCGGACAACTGGAAGCCGCTGCCCGACGCGGCTGGCATGATTACGCAGATCAGCAACATGGTCGCGGGACTACGCGATGAGCGCGCCCTGATCGTGGCGCGTGCGGAGAACGCAGAGGCGGCGCTGGAACACGTAACTGAGTTGTACACGCAGGCTTGCGAGCAGCGGGACGATGCGGACGCGCTGCTGCGGGAGATCTACTCCTACGCCGAGGATCAGGGTATGGAGACACTGATGGACATGATCGACGCCCCCCTTGCGCGGGAGGAAAAGCCATGATCGACCTTGACTCGATACGAGCGCGGGACCGTGACTACGACGATGTGTTTGAGGCTCAGGCGAATATGTCGAAGGACATAGCGCACAGACTGGTCGCATGGCCTGTTGCAGACCGCCGCGACCTGCTCGCCTACGTGGACGAACTGCGAGCGGCGGCGGGGAAGGTGACGTGCGAGACGTGTCGCGGCACGGGAATCGAGCGAACGCTGGTTACTGCCTGCCCCGACTGCACCGATCTCCGCACTCTGATGGGAGAGAAGCCATGAGGCGGATCACTTATCTGGTCGCGATATTCGTGCTGCTGTTCTGGCTTGGCCAGCGCTGCCAACCGCAATACCCAGGCCCGGACGATCCGCCCCCGTGCTGGAACAAGCTGCTAAACGATCCACGGTGCAACCCGTGAGTCAGACCCGGCTCGGCTCATGGCTCGAGGCATGGGCCAACATCGTGATCGGCTTCGCGATCAACTGGAGCGCGAATATGCTGGTGTTCCCGCTCTTTGGCTTCAATATCACCGCGGGGCAAGCGTTCAATGTTGGGCTTATTTTCACCGCTATTTCCCTCGTGCGTAGCTACGTGCTGCGCCGGTTCTTCAACAAAATCCGGAGGCTCCATGCTCCCTACTGACCCCGACGCGCGCAAGCGCCTGCCGATCTACAGCGGAGTCATCTGCTACTTCCCGCACGCGCTCGCCGCGGTCGCGGAGCTCTCACGGGTCGGTAACGACCAGCACAACCCCGGGCAGCCGCTCCATTGGGCGAAAGAGAAGTCGAGCGACGAGCCCGACGCGCTGGCGCGGCACTTGACCGACATGGCGATCGACCCCGGGCACCGGGATCCAGACGGTGTACGCGCGGCAGTCAAACTAGCCTGGCGCGCTCTGGCGAACCTCGAGCGAATGCACGACGCCGGCGTTGATATTTTCGCTAGCGAACCCTGATGCCATGCTCGCGCAGCATCGCGAGCATGGCGTTCTTCGGCATGACGCCGAGAAAGGCCGCGATGTTGACGTAGTGCCGCGCCCATGTCGGCCCGTGATCCGCGGCGCGCGGGTGCAGCTTGTGCGTGACATGATGCGCGATCTCGTGCGCCAGTACGAACGCCTGGCGCCCCTCGCGCTCGCACAGTTCTATGATGTCATGGTCGTAGTCGTAGCGCCCGAGCATCCCGTTCTTCGCGCTCATGAGCTCGAGCGTCACGATCGGCACGTCGTAGCGCGTGCAGATTTCACGGGCCATGCGGTTCAATTTCTGGATCGACGTCGCGTGCGATCGCCATGCGCGGACGACCGAATTCTCCATGTCGTAGACCCGCTCGGCTTGCGGGTCAGGAATGGCATCCTCGCGCCCGATCATCAATCAAGATCCCTCGACACCCCGACCCGTTCGCTTTCGCTCATTGTGAACACCAAGCGGTCTTTCGTGTCGTTGAAGTCGCGGAACCGCACAGTCGCAGAGCCGCCCCCGGTGTCGGTTATGGTGGTCAACCCTTGCGAGATTGACAGCAGCGCGCGGAGTGCTTTCTTGACGGTGATGCCAGGCTCAATCTCAAATTCGAGCACCGCGCCTGTTACGTCATCCTGCGACAGTTCGTTGACCTTGCCGATCGCCGCAATCCGCCCCTTGCCGGACGGGCGAGCATACGCAGTCGGCGCAGTCGTGTGGACCGCGCGCAACTGCCGCCCGTCGTTGATCCGGGCGACCGCCGTGGGCGCAGTCGTGTGGACCGCCACGAGCCGCGCCAGCCCTTTGAGCGTAGCCTCTGCGGTTGGCTGGTTGGGAGGCTCGACTGCCGCTCCCGCGCCGGGACCGTGGTAGGTCAGCGTGGTGTACGGCAGCAGCATTTACAGTCTCCACTTCCCGTCGACTATGACGACGATCTGACGCTTGCCGTCCTCATGTAGAACACAATGCGCGTTGAGCCACGAGCTCGCGCCGTGATTATACTCGAGCCGCAGTCTTGTAGACGTGCCGACCTGATACGCGCCCTCGTCGATGCCAGGCGTATGCGAGTGGCCGATGATCGACTTGACGCCGATCCGGCGGAGATTCTTGATGCTGCCACGGACGCCGTTTGGCCCCTTGTCGCCGTGCATCCCGACTTCGACGCCGGCCAGCATCAGGCTCTCGTCGTCCTTAAGCACGCGGACATGGTTCAAGCTGGCGCGCTCCGCCCAATGCGTGAACGGGTCCGGATACTCCGTTCCCTTCGGGCCGATCTTCGTGCCCCGGACCATGGCGAGCGCTGTCTCGAGGTAGAACTCTGCATTGGTCGGATCGAGGCGCCAGTCGTGCGACACGATCCAGCGGCGCAGGAAATCGTTGTGGTTGCTGCCGACGATGACCGATATAGCTTTGCCGGTGCGCGCCTTTACGAACTCGATCGCCCGGTTGACTTCCGCCCTGACCGCGTCCGCTCCGATCGCGCGCTTCGCGATGGCGTTGAACGGGTTGTTTTTGTGGTGCGGGTTGCAGCTGTAGGAGTCGAGCAAGTCGTGCCACACCAGATGCCGGGGGCGTAGTCGATCGACCATCCCGCCCTTTCCGAAGGTTGCACGTTCCACTGCAGGGTCGATGAAGTCGACATGGGTATCCCCCATCACGAGGGCTGTGGGCGGCGGTGCTTTGCCGTACCCCACCGGAGTGTACCGCGTCTCCAGATCGGTGCAACCATTCCCCTTCGCGTCGTAGTGGACGTGACGCAGGAAGAACCGGCTGCCGTCGAGCTCGACCAGCACCGCGGACAGCGAGTGGTGGAACTCTCCGAGCCGGCCGGCGCGCGAGTCGGTGTAGTTGGCGACGGTGCAGGCGCCGGTCGTCGTGAGGATCTTCGCCATGCGGTGCGATGGGGTCGGGATGCACCGCATCTGGAGCTTCGTGTGCCCGATGATCCCTGACGCTGCGTGCGATAGCGCGTCGGCGCCCATCAGCGGATCACTCGCGGTCGGCTGGATCTTGATGTCGCCCAACACCATCAGATTTTTATTGAGCGCCTTGCGGACGTTCCAGAGGTACGGGCGCACCGCTGCGTCCCAATGCTCCGCGTTCTGCTGACTCCCGCTCCACTGGCTCGTGGGGTTCTTGTAGCGCAGCGGGATGACCAGGATTTCCGCCTCGAGCGCCGCAGCCATGATGCGCAGTGTCGCCCACCACTTGTCATGCACTGGCGTTGCATTCTGTGCTGCGGTGACGATGAAGCGCTTGGCGTCCTTCGGCAACGGTCTCTCGAATATCGTCAGCGGGTCGAGGATCTTGTGAGTCGGATCGTGGGCTGCGCGAAACGCGTCGAGACTGTTGCCGGTTGCCATTAGAGCATTCCTCTGAGCTTCGCAGCGAACGCCTTGGATCCGGTCCATACGCGCTTGCCGTGGCTGCGGCCGGCTGTGCGCGGGGTCGCTACGGAGAAATCAATGAACGCGTCGCGGAAGTTCGCGAAGTCGGAAAGCGATACACCGCAACGGCGGCAGAAGTCGACTTCGTATTCCCAGCTGTCCCCGAGCTCGGCAAGGCCGGCTTTAATCCGCGTCGGGATGATGAAAGTTTTGTCGTGCTGAGCGCGGAACGCGTCGAGCCCCTTGCCCTTCGGTTTGGCTGTTGACATAACTTACCTCCTGAAAGAGGAAGGGGGGCCTAAGCCCCCTTCGCTGCCTTGATTGCGGCCTCGAGCCGCGCTCTTGCGGCATCATCCAGTCCGGCCGCGTAGTCCACTTCTTCGTCGGTCAGAGTGCGCCCCTGCGCGTGCGCCTCGGTCAACAGAGCGGCGAACTCGCTCAGCTTGATGAGGTTGGCCAGCACGAGGCTCAGTGCGGTGAGTGCGTCCATTACTGTCTGCTCCGTAGGTATGCCTCGAGGGCCTGCAACCCGACGATGACCGCACCGAGGCGATCCTCGGCCTTGACGGGGTCGGTCAGTCGGATCTGCCGGGCGATGTCGATGCCGGCGCGGGTCGTGTCGGCCTGGGCCTGCACGTTCTCCGCGTCCTCCACCGTGATCTTCCCGGCGATCAGCAGGGTCGCCGCCGAGTCGCGCACTGCGGCCACGCTGGCGTATGCCGCGGCGGTGCGTTCCTCGAAGGTTTTCGGGGTCGGTACCCCGAAGGTCGAGCATGCCGCGAGCGCGAAGATCGCGAGCGCAGCGAGTGCTGAGTATTTGAAGTTGCGCATTGGGTTACTCCGGAACCTTCTGGCCGATCGGGGTCGTCGTGAACGCCCGCAGGATCAGGTTGCCGATGATCGTGATGACTTCGACCGAGCCAAGCAGCCCGTCGAGCATCGTGTTGATGGCGGTCTCGTCCGGCAGTTCCGCGTCGGGGAAGATTCCGCGCAGGACCAGGAGGCCCGCCATGATGACGTTGAAGATGACGGTCCGGTAGCCCTTGAGTACGGCGTACATTTCAGTTCTCCATTGGTTTCAAGAATAGGGATCGCTCTCGTTCGCGGCGCAGTGTAAGCCCGCGAAGCACCTTGCCGCCAGATTTGTTCCACCGGGGGAACTGCTCGGCAGCACCGGCATAGTCACCGGCATTCAACTTTCGCAGCATCGTGGAGGAAGCGAACGCTCCGCCACCGACGTTGAATACGAACGACACCAGCGCGTCGAACTGGTTCTGCGTCAGCGGGACTTTCACACGCGCGTTCACCGCGCGCTCCGCATCCCGGCAGTCCTCGCGGAGGAATTGCTCCGCCTCGAGATAAGTGCACGTGTCGCCCATCTTGACGCCGCGCGTGTGTCCCCAGCCGATCGTCGGGATGCCGGCGGGGCAGAGATATGCGCGCAGCCGCAGAGCCTCGAACACCTTGATGATCGTGAGCCCGGGGGCCGCTATCCGCTTCACGCGACGTCCTGTTTCCATTGTTCGAGCACGGCGACGCGTGCATGAATGTCGTGGACCCGCGAGTTGGTCTGGTTGACAACGTCCTTCATGGACGAGCCGCCGTTCGGCAGAACTTCGCGCAGAATCGTGTCGACTTTGGCGGCGAGCACATTGAATTTTTCGTCCTTCTCGGCGAGTGCTTTTTCCAGTGCGGCGCGGTCTGCTTTGCTGTCCCCAGCAAGCGTAACGAGCGTGTCGACGTTGCGCGCTACCCGATAGACCCTGCGTATGCCGTAACCGACTGCCATGATGACTGCACCTACCAACAGAATCGCTTTGAGGAAATACTCAATTGGAGCGAATTCGAGCGTCGACATTTCACAGATCCGTCCTTTGTTAGGCGCACTTTGCGACTACCGAGGCGTTGCGGAACACCTTGCCGAAGAAATTGAGCTTCACGCTGCCGCGATCGACTTGCGCCCACTCACCATCCACCACAGCGCCACAAGCGACGCCGAGCTTGACCTTGCCAGCCGTGAGGCTCGGCTTTCCGTTAATCAGCAGCCGGGCGGTCTGCGCGACCGTGACGATCGGCGCCTCCGGCTTGACGTTCACAGTGACCGACGCAGTCGCCGTTGCGGATGGCAGGACGATGGTGTTGGTCGCCACGTTGGAAAGGTCGCTGCGCACCCCCTCGGTGTTGTACGCCTTGACCGCGTAGAACCGCGGGCCGACCGGCAGGCTGGTGACGGTGTGGGACGTCGCGCTCTTGTTCGGGATGTTGACCGGTGTCGCGGTATCTAGGCCGGCGGCTGTCGCAGCTTGGTAAATCTCGAAGCCCGCCAGGCTGCCTCGGCCGGTCGCCGGGATAGCTGATCCATCTGTGTTGGTCGTCGGGATGGTCCAACTGGCGACGGCGGAGCCCGTCGAGGCGGAGCACACCAGCGTGAACTGTGTGTCCGCGCGAAGGTCGGCGATCACTTCCGTACCGCTCGTGGCCTTGACACCGGACCATCCGCCGCTCGCGGTGCACGCCGAGGACTCTGTCGAGACCCATGTCAGCGTGACGGCCATGGGGCTGATCCCCGAGGTCGGATTGCCTGACAGCGTGACGGTGGGGGCTGCATGCGCTGCGAATGGCACTGCGAGCAAGAGGGCCAGGATCGACGCAATAATCGGGCGCATGGGCGGTCTCCCGAGCGGGGTTATGGGCGCTCCCGATAAGTGTATCCTGTTAGAACATTGTTGTCACGATCACGCGCCCGTGCCCGCCATCTCCGCCACTTCCGCTGCGGGCGGCGCCGTTGCATACCCTCCGGATTATGCAAAGCAGGAGGGATTCATGCAGTCGGGTCGCCCCACGCTACCGCCCCCGATGGTAGGTACGAGAAACTGCCAGTCAGGTTGACAGAGAACAGCTGCGGGGTGCGCGGATGCGCGAGCCCGCTGCAGATGAGCGCGAACGTCCACGGCTCGTCATCCTTCCACGATGTAGTGTCCGACGTTGAGACCGATCCAGACGCGATCTCTGTGCCGTCCTTGTAGAACTTGATCGTCACCGTGCCGGCTGTCGTGAAGTCGATCAGCAGGCCGATTTTCTGCCCGGCAGTGACCGTGCCGTTGCCTGACAGGGAGCTTGTGGAACCGGCTCCGGGGGCACGGAAGGTATTATCTTCCGGTATGAAATCGCAGGAAGCGAGTTGCCCACCGGCGACGCCCATTGGCATCACGTAGATTCGGTAATCGTCTCCGGCGTCGATTGCCGTGAACTCGGCGTAGTACTTGCGGCGCGTCGAATCCCATACCGGATAGGCAGGTTGCGATGGAGCCAAGTGAGCAACGGAGCTGTTGGTCAGCCACTGCCCATTCTCTGCGCGGTCACCTCCGGCTGGAGCGTCGATCTCCGTGCCGTACGGTAACAGGACTGCGCTCTGCCCCCAAGGCGTCACGAATGCCGGGATGGTGTTCCCGGCGTAGTTCACGGCGACCGCTTTGTAGACTCTCCCGCCGGTCAGCAAGAAGCCGGAGTTGACCCACCCATAGCCCGGAGCACTCTTCATGTCGCCGCTCGCGGCATCACCGGCAAAGATCGCGCTCTCGTAGGTGTTCACGCGCACCGGCCAGCGATACCCGGCGCGGAATTGCACGGCTGTTACCAGCCAGTTCTCATTCGCAGCACCGGTAAATTCTAAGTCTCCAGTGGAGCCCTCGACGGCGCTGATCCTGACGTAGTGCGTGCCAGTCTCTTGCGCCTCGAAATGCAGCACCGGCTGCCCGCCCGCAACGCTAGGCACGCCTGACGTTGGATGCGTGACTGAGGACGCGTGCCAGAACGTCCCATGATCCGTGCTTGGGTCGATAAGCGCCCCAGCGTAGCCGTTCGTAACCACTCGTCCGCGCTCAACCGCTGATGGGTCGACGTAGCTGATCGCTACACTCTGGTTGGAGGCGGCGTAGTTCCAGTCGCTTCGCTGCGTCGCGAAAGAGAACGTGTACTTCTGCCCGGCAACCAGCGACACCGGGAACTCAAAGTAGTGGCGACCTGAGCCGAAGCTCGATGCGCTGAACTTTGCGAACAGGTTGTCGGTGCCGCCACGCGAAACGACGCCGCAGCCGAGGTTAGTCCAATTCGGATCTTCCAGAGATTGATCCGCGTTCTCGCGGATGATCCAGTTCTCGTCGTCGTATGCGGACGTGACCAGCCACCCGAAGTGCGCAGAGTGGTATGCCGCGCCAGTCCATGTCACGGTGGAATCGTATGCGTGCTCCAACTCGTCGAGAGGCCCGACCGGAATGGAGACGACCGGCTCCCCAGACCACTTCGCAAATTCGATGCGTGTGCGATACGAGAACAGGACGTGCTCGACTCGCTGCTTGCTGCCAACCGGGAACGCGTACAGCATGTGGCCGAGGCTGTTTGACGAGGTGCTTGCGTCCGCCGCGACCATGCCAGCGAGCGGGCACTGAGTGTTCGCTCCGCGATGCACGGTGACGTAGCTGCACATGTAGCCATTGGTCAGCTCAGCCTCCGCCACGTAGCTCGTGGCAGGATCGAGGTCGTCCGCCGTGGCGAACCGATAGAGGATCGCGTAGTCGTACCATGCCTCTTGGTTCGATTGATACTTCGGCGTTGCGTACGGCTTCCATCCGGCCGGAATGGTGATCGGATTGTGGCTCAAGCTGCTGTATGCGCCCGGGTGAATGTTGAACTGCCACACCATCAGGTCACCTACCTGCAGGCCGGGCAAGTGTGATTCAGGCGTCAGCGTGTTGGTCTGGCCGCAGCCAACGTCGAACGGAGTGCCGGGTGTCAGCCCGCCCGGGCCGGACATCACGAACGGCAAGAAAAACGTCGGCCACATTAAGCGACCCTCCTGAACCAGTCCACAATGCCCGTGAGTCCGTACGACCCGTTGCTCACGACGTGCCACCTGACGTGCCGTTCGCTATAAATGCCCCGGGCGCGTACGTGCTACCGATCTTGCGGAACCACTCGACTACACCAATGACGGGCTGCCCTGATCCAGCGCCGCAGACCGCAAACCCAACGCGATCAGCGGTGCCACCGAGGTGTGTCGTGCGTGACTCTGAGCGGAACGTGGCAAACGTCCCTTTGTGCCCGGAAATCGAGGCGCGAAAATAGATATTCGTGCCGTCATCCTCTATCTCAAGGTAGAGCCCCAACGGAGGTGTCGTAGTCGGAATCAGTGAGGCCACATAATTGGCCCCTGAGTTGTACGTTGCCCCCGTGGTGCGGCGCGCGCCGAAGTACCAGCTGCCGCCGTTCCATTCGCAGACAGATGAGACGCGCTTGTTGTCTGAGTCAGTGGCTACGAAAATCTCTATGCGAGCGTAGTTGGCTGGGTTGTCTAGCGCATCACCATCACTTCCTGCCGTGAAGATTCTCACCTTCGCTCGATACTTGTACGTCGAGCCAGCCTGCACCTGCGCGTACGCCTTCTCGTTCGCCGTGCCTGCTGCGTTCAGCTTGATGACGTACGCGCCATCGACCTGTTCCTCGGCCGCCACTGACCCGGCGCTCCAGTCAGCACCATAGGCCCACTTGGCCGTGTCGAGCGTCGTCCCCTCAAACTCGTCGTCCTCGGCCTCAGGCGTGGCCGGAGGTGCGTCAACGTGAGTCACGCCAACGCCACCAGATCCGCCGCTACCGCCACCGCCGCCTGTCTGCGGCCCGGCGACCCACGTCCCGGTCGCGCTGTCGTAAATCGGCACGTCCCCGTCGACCGCCGCGTACACGTCCACGTCGATCAGTCCGTCGAAAGTGGACGATCCACCGCCGCCCGTCGCGCTCACGATCGGGTTCGCCGGGTCGGTGCTGTCGACGGTCACGTTGGTGCCGGCGACGACACTTTGCACGACGCCGTCCGCGCCGGCCGGGCCCGTAGCGCCCGTGGCCCCGGTCGGGCCAGCCGGGCCCGTAGCGCCTGTTGCGCCGGTAGCACCCGTAGCGCCTGTTGCGCCGGTAGCACCTGTAGCGCCTGCTGGTCCGGCCGGACCCTCTGGCCCCTCCGGCAGGGTCAACGCGCCTGTCCCGGTGCCGGTGTAGTCCGGCAGCCAGGAGCACAGCCACAGGTTGAGTGACGGGTAATACTGGCACGACATCAGATCGACGGCGCCGGCCGCCGTGCTCAGCTGCGGGGTGAACCCGCCAACAAACGCGTACGCGTCGCCAAACGTGACCGTCCGGCTACCGACTTCGTCCTGCTGGAAGATGAAGTTGATGACCTGACCAGAGAAGCCGTTGATCGGGTTGCCAAGCAACAGGTTCTCGGTGAACGTCAGCGCGAACACGTTGGAGCGCCGGCAGTCGACCGGCACGACGCCGGAGACCGGCTGCAACGTCGCCACACTCGTGCCCTTGCCGGCGGAGTGTTGAGCGGGATGGCGGAGCCGGTCGTACGCGTACGCCGTCACGTCCGGGTTCATGACCTTGTCAAGCGCGATGCCGGCGTCGGCCTCCGCCCGGGTCGCGTACGGAATAGCGAACGGGTCGGTGTTCTCCTGCCCGCGATTCAGGAACAGCACCCGCTTGACGTTGTCCTCAAGCTGGTACTTTGTGCGGTTGACTGTTTTCTTCGCCACGGCTTACCCCGCCGGGCCGAGCCGGACGTTCCTAATCAATGGCTCTCCGGAGGGGTTCCGCGCTACGCCTCCGCCAGCCTCCATCGCGGCTTCGATTGCTGCCGCGTCGAAGTCCCCCTCGAAGATGCCCTTGTCGACTGCAGATTTCCACGAGTCCCATGCGGATTGCGTGAGCGATTGATCGTGGTCGAGAGGCATACCTTGACTCTGCGCGTATTCGAGCGCGTCCTTGATGTTTTGCACGTTGAGCCCCTTGCCCCTCTCTCCAGGCACAACGTCTACCTGCTGAATTCGGATGCGATCGCCAAACGGTTTGACGATGATCCTGCGCTTCTCGTCACCGAATCGGACCGCGCCCTCGGACAGCGTTTCCTCGATCGCGTTGAAGTCGGTCGGCAGTTCGCGCGCCGGGGCTTCCTCGACGGAGAGCTCGAGGTCGTCTCCGAGGTCGGGGAAAGGTTGCTTTTCTTTTCCGGACAGCGCCGCTATCTGATCCGGCGTCATATTGTCGTAGTCCGCCGGGCTGGGGCCCTCGCCGCCGCGCTGGAAGAAGTCGATCCATTCGTCGGCTTCGTCTTTCGCCAAGGCTTGACGCGCGCTGGTTTCCGGGGGCAACGGGCCGCGCGGGGGCGGACCCTCCGGCTCGACCATCGCGGCGCCAAGATCCTCGTCGCCCGGGGGCGGCAGCCGGCGCTGGCCGCGGCGCACCGTCGTATCGGTGACGTCCGCGTCCACAATATCGTCGCCGCCGCGCGGCGGCCGCTGGAACGGGCCGACGCCCGGCTCGAAGTCGCCCTCGCGCACCGGCACGGGCGCATCGAGCAACGGGTTGGTCGGAGGGGCCCCGAAATCGACTGTGAGGTCGTCTCCGAGGTCCGGGGCCGGGCGGGTGTACGGCTCGCGCACCCCCGGGCCCGACATCCCTGCGCCCGTCTCCGGGTCCAGCGGGCGGCCTCTGAGGTCGATCCCCAGCAAATCCTCGACGAGGTCGAGTGTGTCCTGGACCGTGCCGGGTTCGCCGCCTCCGCGGACGATCGAAGCGCTCGCCATGTCCGGGTCCGGGGCGAAGTCGAGCTCGCCCATCTGCCCTTCCGGCACGAGGTCGGCGGAGAGGTCGCCGCCGGCCGGCGCCACGCGGGGCGGATACGCCGCGAACTCGTCGCGCGACCCGGTCGTGCCCTGCGGGATGTCCGAGCCGCCCATGGGCGGAGTCTCCGCGGTGAGGTCGCCCGGGAATGCTTCGGCCGGCGGCAGCTGGTCGAAGTCGTCCGCCAAGCTGGTCGCCGTCAGGCCGGGCCCGCCGCCCGGGGCCGGCGGCATGACGTCGGCGCCGCCCGGCGCGTCGCCGGCCGGCGGGGTGTACTCCGCGAACGGCGAGCCCTCGACGGGCGTCGGCGCCGGGCGCGGGTCGTAGGTCGGGTCAGGTGCGCCAAACTTGTTCTGAAACCCCTCCTGCAGGATCCGCGGCCCTTGGCTGTGGCCGAAGTGACGACGGGCTGCAAGGTTGATCGAGTTGATGACGCCGACTTCGCTGGGGATCGGCAGCGATACGCCGGTCGCTGACTTCATGGTGGTGGGGAATTCCCTAGCGATCTCAGCGATGTCCGCGAGATACCCACTCAACGGGAACTTGTCTCCGATCCGCGCGAGGCGGAGGGCATCTACGTTCTGCCCATCCATCGCATCCTCGACGTTGTGGATCTTCGCCAACGCCGTGCGCGCGTCCTTCAAGCGCGGAACCAGCGACGGGTCGAGCACGCCGGCCTGGCGTTCGATCGCCGCCTCGAGCGCGTCGGCCGCCTGCCGGTACGCGGCCGCCTGCTGTTCCGCCTCCGGATCGCCAATCCGCTTGTAGAGCGTGCTGGCATCGCGGCGGTACTCGCGGATGGCGTCGAGCACCTTCTGCGTCGGCACGGGGCCGGCGGCTAACAGGCGCTCGCGCAGGAGCTCGACGTCGTTTGAATTCTTGAGCAACGGGTTCGTCCGGCGCGCTTCGCCAAGCGCCGTCAGCGCGGCGGTCAGATCATCGTCCGGATTGATGTTGCGCACCGAGCGCGCGACTTCGTTGAACACCGCATTGTGCGGGTTCTTCGCCAGCGCGAGCCCCTGCGGGGTGATCTCGCTGATGCCAAGTTCCTTCGCGGCGAACGAATTGGTGCGCTTCTGGCTGTCGATGATCGCCATGGGCCCCAAGTCTGGCCCGCCGAATGCCTCTCCGAAATATCCCGGCGTCGAGTATCCGGTGCTGAATTGGCCAGCCGGCGCGTGCGCTTGCGCGCGGCCGCGCACTTGGCTCGGCAGCAGCGGATAGCCGAGGCGGCGCGCTTTCTCCACCGCAGGGCCGTACTTCGGGGCGCCCGGCGGGAACGGCGCCTCGCCCACGGCGCGGCTGAGATTGCCGGCAGTGCCGGCCGCTCCGAGCGTCGGGGCAGCGCCGGCTACAATACCAGCCAAGGTCTGCGCCACGGGCCCATAGCCCTTGTTCTGCATATCCTGCACGGCGGTTGCCGCGGTCTGAGAGCCGAGCAACTGCCGGCCCGGCATATCCGCGAGGGTTTCGCCCACCTTGCGCGTTACGGGCCCCACAGCGTTGTCCGCGAGGTTTTTCGCGAGGCTGACGCCGCTCGCCGCGCCGCCGCCAAACTGGCCGAGCTTCGCGACGTATTCCTCATTCTGGTCCCGGGGCGCGAGCTCCGGCGGGCTGAGCAACCCTTCCTGCACGGTTTGGATCGGGCCGCGCACAGGGCGCCCGGTGATGATGCTGGCCGGCGCCGTGATAAGGGTCTCCGCCATGCGCGGGATGTCGAGCACGCCTTTCGCCACGTTGGTCATTGCGGCGCCCGCGGAGCGGACCCCCTCGCGCAGATCGAACGGACGCGCGTTGTGGCCGGCGGCGATCTTCGCGTTCGCCGCTTCGGTATCCGCCTGCGCCTTGTCCGCGACGGCGCGTTCCTCGCGCAGCATGGAGGACGGCTTCGCCGTACCAATGTCGAAGCCCTGCTTCTCAACAGGGCGCGCGGATGCGAGGTCGAAAGCCATTACTTCACTTCCTCTATTTCCCGGCCGTCTGGACTGACGTACGCCAGATTCCCCTGCGCATCTTCCAACAATTGCCAGCCCTTGTCATTCACCAGCGGGAGCTCCTGCCCCTTCGGGTTCGGCGGCAGCACTTCCTGACCGCCGAGCGTGCGCTCCGGGCCGGCGGGTTCCGGAGCCGCGCCGCGCTTCTCCTGGATCAGTTGGCGAAGCGTGACGTTCGGGTTCTGCGCTTGCGCGGCCTCGAGCGCGATGACGTCGCGCGGAGTGTACGGCACTGAGCGCTGAGCGTTCGTGATCGTCTCCTGCGCCCATGCCTTCGCTTCGTCAGGCATATTCTGGTTGAGCGACAAGATCGTTCCGACCGCGTTCTCAAGCGACTGCCGGATGATCGCCAGTTTGTACATTTTGTCCGCGACGGTATCTTCCGGGCGGAACTGCAACGTGTCGAATTGCTCGGCCATGCCCTGTGTGCCCTGCATACCCATCTGCTCGAGGGTGCGGATCTGGACGCTCAAGTTGCCGATACTCTGGTTGTAGCGCCGCACTTCCTGCGGGGAAAGCGAGAGCTTCATGCTGCCGGCGACTGCGTCCATGACTGTCGAGCCCGGAGTAGCACCCAAGCCAATGCCGAGGCGGCCGAGCGATGCCCCGGACGGCATGTCGACGATGTTCCCCAAGTCGGCCGCCGTGTTGCGGGCCGCGTTGAAGATTCGACCGACCACTGCGCGCTCGCGCACGCCCATGGCCGGACCGACGTTCGGGTCGGCCGAGCCGCCCACCACCGGGACCACTTCCGGGTTGTCAGCGCCCGGCGAGCGCGTCGGGTCGAAGTTCGGATTGACCTTGTACTTCGGCGGCTCTTTGCCAAGCCCGCCTGCGCCGCCCGACCCGGAGACCGTCGTGTAGTCCGGGTCGCCAGCCTGCGTCCGGCGGAGCTCCGCCGTCGCCTGCTGCGTGTCGATCATGGCTTCGCCCAAGTCGTTCGCGACCGGCGCCTGGCCCGGGCGACGCAAGTCGCTGACCATGTTGCCCTCGATCTCGTACGGGCTGAGCACCTTGCCCTGCACGCCTTGGCCGGCAAGGAAGCGCATCCCCGGGCCCGCGGCGGGATCGGCCAACGTGTCGCGGAAGTTCATTTCCTGCCCGGTCTCGAGACCGGACATGGTCGAGTTGAAGTCCGAGCCGAGCTCGCCAAGCACCGTGTTGGCGGCGAGGTCGACTTGCTCCGGCGGCAGCATCCCCGACTTGGCCAGCGATTCGCGGAACTGTTCCTGCGCGCGGTTCTTCGCCTCGAGCGAGACGTTCTCCAGCTGGCGCTTACGGGCCATGCCGAGGGCGCTCTCAGTCTGCGCCGTGCGCAGCCTGCCCTGCTCGAATGCTCCGACGCGGTCAATCCCGCCGCCGAGCACGCTGCCGAAAGTCTCCCAGCCGGAAGTTGCCATTGTCGCTCCGTCAGCCGCCGAAGGGCCGCGTCCGATCGGTAAAGTTGTAGGTGCGCCGCGGAGTCAGCCCGGCCGACACGGGCTGCGCCGTCACGTCGATCTCGCTGAGCCCGGCCATGGGGTCCATGTTGCCGGCGTACGTCACCATGCCAGAGCCGGCGCCTTTGGCCACTTGGCCTGCCGCGTCGACCCAAGGGTTGCGCTGCGTGTTCGCCATGCGGAGCCGACTCAGGAAGTCGCTGCCCTGTGCCTCGCGCGCCGTGCCCGCCACGTCCGAGCCCGCCCGGTTGAGCGAGAAACCTTCATTGCGGCGCTGCTCGCCCGCGGCCTGCAGCCGCGAGAGGATCGACGCCACCTTCTGCCCGTAGTTCTGGACGCCAGCCTGAGACGCAGCGGTGTCTTGCCCGTAGCGCTGCGAGCCGACCGTGGGCGTGCCCTGCGCCTCGTCGCGGGAGGCGCGAAGCTGCTGCATGAACTGATCCATGGACTGCTGGCGCTCGTCCTCCGGGCTCGAGCCCTCCAGGTTGCTGACTTCATCCGACAGGCGCGCGTCAATCTCGCGCTGCTTCGCCTGCTGCGCCTTGATGCCCTGCACCGCGACGCGCCCCTGATCGTCGGCGGTTTTCTTTGTGTTGTAGGCTTGCGCGCCGGCACCGGCAGCCGCGAGGGCGGAGCCAATGTATGCGATGGTGGTTGCTTCGAGTCCCATGGCTATGCTCCGAATGCGCTCTTGCCGTAGATACTGTTCATCATGGCTTTTTCGCCGCGGCGGCGCTCGGCGGCTTCCGCCTGCTGCTTGTAAAGGGCTGACGTCGTGCCAAACATTTCACCGAGCCCATCCGCGAGAGCGCGGCCGCTCGTGGTCTGCGCGTTGGCCTGCATCGCGGAGCCGGCGCGCTGCGCCGCCGTCGTCGCGTCGAGACCGCTGCGGACCATCTGCAGGATACCCATGCGCGAGGCTTCGTCCTGCGACTTCAAATCGCCAAGAGCGCTCTGCGAACGGTTCTCGGCGTTGAGGACGCCTTCGGTGTATTCCTCGCCCAGCGTCTTGTTCGCGTCGACCGCGGCGCTGCCGCCGGTTAACCCGCCCCGGGCCATGGAGAATTTCAGGTTGCGATCCGCGATGGCTTTCTGGCGGTTCGCCTGCGTCATGTACTGATCGCGGAGAGCCTGCAGGAAGTCGTTTTGCTGAGCCTGCCGTTCCGGGGAGTCGAACACAGCATTGACGCGGCCGGTCGCCTCGGTCATTGCTGCCTGACGCTCCGCTTCCGCGCGCGTCGCCCGTTTCTCTGCTCGTTTTGCGTAATTACTGGCGCCCATCGGGGACCCTCGATCTGGAGAACATGAGAGCGTTTTCGCCGTTGACGCCGTAGCCCTCGAGCGTCCCCTCCAGCTTCAACCCAAGCGGTCGGTACCAACGGTGCGCGTTGACCCGACTTGCCAGTGAGACGCATTGTAGCCTATGCGCCGCCTCCTGCAACATGAAGTCCATGACGCGCCTCGATAATCTGGTCACGGGGCGCCAGTAGCGCTCCCATGCGACCGGCGTCGAGAACATCCAGTCCTGCCAAACCCCGTCGCGGATCATGTCAAATCCGGCTACGACGATCGGCTCCCCGTCCGCGATGATTACCCAGGACGGGCCGCCGCGCAGATAGAACGCGGCCGCGGCGCGATCCGGGTCGTACTTCTCGCCGGAGAACGCCTCGAATTGCTCGCGCTCGTCGTCCGGCATCCGGTGCGCGACCATGATGAACTCGACCAGCTGCGGGTTGCGGTAAATCTTGACCGTCACGTCCCGGGCCTCCGGTCGGTCACGTAGAGCACCGAGGCGAACCACTCCCATGCCTGACCGCCCGCGAAGATGAGGCGCATATCGAACGATGGCGCGGACACCGGGATCGGCACAAGCTGGCCCGGGAGCGTGTCCGGATCCATCGTGTACTCAGCCGTGCGCGCGGTGATGTCGCGCTGGTCGTAGCCTATGCTCACGGTGACGCCTTCCGGCGCGTCGGCCACGAGGTCGAAGCCGACGAATTGCTTGGTGACGCCGAGCGTGCCGAAGTCCAGATGCGGCCAGTGAACCGTCCCCTCGAATTCCGTACCGTATCCGGAAACGTCGTCGTCGTGCAGCACGAGGTCGGTCACGCGCCATATCTTGTGCGTCTCCGTTCTCAGGATGAGGTCGTTGTCCAACAGCGTCGTGTCGGTGATCGCTTCGGGGAACACGTACCGGCTCCACTTGCCGGTCTTGCCCTCATTCAGCGTCAGGACGAAAGCCTCGTCCCCGAAGAACACCCAAAACTGACCGTAAGCCGGGAAGAACGCGGAGTGCGGCTGGTAGAGCGCGGCGCGGATCTTCGGCTGCACCAGCGCGTCGATCGGCTCTCCGGTCGATCCAGCCTGTAGATTCGTGCTCGCCCCGGCGATCGCGATGTTGCGCACGCCGACAGCGTTGAGGAACACGAGGTCGTTCTGCAACGGCTTGACGGCGCGCGGCTCGGTGCTGCCGATCGGGGCCGCGTCCAGCAGCGCCATGTTCTGCGGGTCCTGATCGACTTGCCACATTTGGAAGCCGGCGGAGTTGAACGCCACGAGGTTGCCGCGGTACAGCCCCATGGCCAGCACCGGGTTCGCGCCATGCGTTTGCAGCCCGAAGGGCAGATACCCCGCGTCGTCCGCTGTCGACCAGTCGAGCGGGTCGACCGTCGCGGAGTACGAAATGATGTCCTCGTCGGCGGCGAACACCTTGGAGGCCGCGATGGCGACGATCTTCGAGTTGGGGCAGCGCGTATCCTTCACGCGGCGCGAGGCGGCGATCCAGACGATCGACCCGTCGAGCACAGACCCGCCTACTTCTGTCGGCCAAGTCGGTTCGGTCAGGCCGGATTTAAGCTGCGGGACGGCTTCCCACGTCACTGACGATCCGTAAACCGCCTGCCACGTCACCGTGCCGTCGACGACTGTCCCGTCCGCCGTAGTCGGCCACACCGGCTCAGTCGCAGCGCTCGTGCCGACCCCGCTCTGCACAGCGGTGTAGATGAAAGACGTGTAGTTGGCACGATAGACGTGGTTCCACTGGAACGCGTCGACGTGCAGTTTTTTCTGCGTGCTGTTGTAGCCGGTCACACCGACGCGAACGAAAGCGGCGGTCGGCGGAGCCGTGCCCGAGACGGTCGAGGTTTTCCAGTCCTTGTTTTCCTCGTTCCCGCCTCCGG